ATACCCCACTTCTATCTCCCCCTTAAAACGCTGGAAAAACCCAACAATAAAAGAGTTGTAAACATTAAAAAAAAAAAAAAAAAAAAAACAAAAGCCCCTGTTAAAATCCCGATCAGGGGCTCGGACGACGTTCAATCGTCCTTATAAATTCTTTTAGTGACCGCCCTTCCTATCAGGACGGAAATAAACAGAGGTATTACCTCCATTTCTAAATTGCCCGTCATAAGGGCATAGCATATTGCCGTAATTACCAGCCATACGCCTGTTTTTTGAAACCGTTTCCTTGTTTCCGTATCAAATCTTTTCATTTACAAATCCTCCTTAAAATCGCTGGACAATCCCAGCATTAAAGAGGCTGTTTTCTTTGCGATTCAGAATTTTGTCTCCCAAAACTCCTTTCGCATCGGGTCCATGCCGATTTTCCACATGAGCTGCCGCACCGGAACCGTGTCATATAGACCCTTCTCGTCTGGTTTTCTGGCATTTTCCTCCAAATATGCCGCGAAATTAGGATTCTCGAAGATATCATTCGCAAGCCATGGGTCAATGCTCGACCACCAGGTCATTTTGTGCTTGGGGTTAAACCGTTGCTGGATAACAGCAAGCCCTCTGTCGCCCAAGCGGAAAAGAGTACAGCGGTTGTACAAGATGTGATCACACTCGTACGTCTCGCTGTACTTTTGTTTCGTGTCATACGAAGAAGCCTCGTAGTATTTCCTCACGAGGTCTTCCTCATTTTGTCTACTTCTTCCTGCGAGCGGAAGAAACGACAAAGTACCTCTTTGCGGTATTTTGTTAATGCCTCAATCGCTATGTCCTTAGTCGAGGCATTGTCCTTAATCATATCTGACGCATCTGGATATGTCAGATTCACAGACACGTCATCTTTTGAGATGCTGACAAGTAAAGAATCATCATCTCTTACCTTGCAGTAGACGCGAGCTCCTCGTGTCCACTCTTTGATTTGATTTTGAATCCGCATGGCATACTTTTGTTTTGCCCACTCGAATCCGTCCCCGCAGTCAACACCGTATGTGTACATATACATACGATTTCCTCCTTTTCTACAAAAAATTAGAGCGCTTTTCAGCGCTCTGTTTCTGTTTCTTCAACGAGTACGATTTCGTACTCGTTTCCTGTTAACCTGTCGTAGGCGAAATTAATCGCCCATGTCATGCCAATCATTATGACCGACATGACCAATAAACCTATAATGGCTCCGAAAACGGAGCCTGATTTTTTCTGATAGCCCCTATGTCTGGGGTTTCTTCTTCTTGCCATATCTTTTCCTCCTTCTGAGAGGCTACTTATGTAACCTCTTCATTAAAGGAACTGAGAATAATGCGAAAAACAAAAGCCCCTGTTCAAACTGCGAACAGAGGCCGCCCTTGGACGGAACTGCGGTTTACTTATCCGCCAGCTTTCCGTCTTCTTTCGGGTCTTTTCTTCTGAACACGTCCAGGAATCTGGACAGTTCACGGTGAGTATGTTCCTCACCAATGTATCCGGACTTCTCTTTGCTCAGTGTGAGTCCGGTGAACACGCCCCACATCGCGACCGACGTGGCTTTGATGAGCGTGTCGACCACGCCCTTCTTTTTTTCAAACTTAAGGCTCTCAGCTTTCCGAGCAGCCTCGTCTTCTTTCAAGGACATCTCATGGATGTCCCTCAACGTCTCCGGGTCAGAAACATCCAGTTTCTTAAACCCGTCCATCATCATGCGGTGGAGCTCCTCACGCTCTCTATCCCGCATGTACCTTTTTTGATTCCGCATGAACTTTTTGTTTCTGCGGTTTCTCTTTACGTTTTCGATGAATTCCATCACATTCCCTCCTATTAAAACAAACACTGGACTATCCCAGCATTAAAGGAACCGAGATTTTTGCGAAAAATTAAAAGGGGCGCTGTAAAAGCCACCCCTCTGACTAAATCTCATACTTGTCGCCCCACGTTTCTCTTGCTTCCCGCAGAGCTTTTCTTTCTTCGCTTTGTGCTATGGCGGCGAGCATTATTTCGCGCTCACGCGCCCTCATCTGTTCAAGCCCTTCCTTTGTTACGTTCCCATTTAACACATGTTGAACGTAATGTTGAGTCCAGAGTTCTTGCAATGATCTTTTTCGTTCCTCCATATTCATTCCTCCTTAAAATCGCTGGACTATCCCAGCATTAAAGGAGCTGAATTAATTACGTGTCTTGTCTAAGAGGAAAAAGAATTTTCGGTATGCCTGATAGAAGCTGTTTCTTCCGCAGGGAATGTTCATTTGTTTTCGTCATCTGTATAAACTCGTTGATCTGCGCAATTTGAGTGTCAACATAGTTTATACTATATTTTCTCGCTTCTTTCAAGACACCGATTATCTCAGAAGTTGTCATTTTGTATTCTCCTAACCGTGCACGTTATGAATATAACACGTCACGCGGTAACCTGCGTGCCCTAAAAGAAAAAATGACAGCCGTTGTGCTTCTTACGACTGTCGGAATCTATCAAACTTTTCTAATTTTCAGCAGTAGATAGTCATGATCTTCGAGGTAGTCGAGATCCACGTCAAGATATAACTGACACAGATCTTTTGATGGATCCGATCGATTCAGTATGAATGAACCGTTTGGCGAATTGACGTTACGAAGACCGCAGCATACGCCAAGAATAAAACAAATAACAGCCGGCAGCAACGTAAACCATGCAAAATCAAGCATATATGTTCCTCCTTTTTTGAGAAAAAAAATTAAAAGGGGCGCTGTAAAAGCCACCCCGGACAGCCTTTACCGGGCAGCTGTCAGGCCCATCGAGCGGCATACCTTATTCACGGTATCCGCATCCGCCTTTTCACGGGCGGTTCTCTTCGCTGCTGAAAGCAGCGCTTCGGTGTCCTTGTTTGGTAACCACCGACCCAACATGGACCGGATTTCTTTTTCCGTTCTGACGCGTGCGCTATGCACGGTCCCGAACATTCCTGCCAAGTCGGGGATCTCCTCCCCGATGATCAAATCTCCTATCCCTGCGTCTTCGAGCAGGGAGAGGGTCCCAAGGTCAGCGATGGCCTGCGCCATCATCGCCTCCATCAGAAGTTCTTCATTAAAATTAATATTCATCGCTATTTCCTCCTTAAAAATTAATGTTGAAGAACTATCTCTTCATTACACAGATTGTAATGTTTGCGAGCATATTGTCGGAGGATTAATTACTTTAACTCGTCGAGAATCATTTTGAGCATTTCTTCGAGGTGTTCTATCCTGGTTTGCTGCTCCTGCACAACAGCAATCAGTGGTGAAACGAACTCTTCATATCTCAAGCCATACCCCTTGACCGGATTTCCACGTTCGTCCAGCACCGGTTCGGACATTTCAACCTCTTCGTCCTTCTCTTCGCCCGTTTCGGGATCAATAACTTTAACTGTGCAAGTCACATTGTGCTTCTTATCGAACTCAATGTACCCGGCAAACTCACTACTGGATATCCCGAGAGCATCCATTTTGTCCTTAACACTCTGAGCTGTGAAGCCGTAGTGCGTTCGACCGGACGTTCCGGCCTTCATTTTGTATGACACCGGATCAAGACTTAGGATAAAGTTCTTAATCCTGTCATCTACCGGAACGATATCCATTTTGTCATTTTCGTCAGAAGTCTGTATCGTACCGTTAGCAGCATACACGTCACTCCAAAGATACGAACTCGTACCAAGAGAAAGACCGCTATTTGTATACGGTCTCAATGCGTAGCCGTTTGCGGCTGTAGATTCCAGTATCAAAGAATGCGTTGCCGCAGCGGACGAACCCGTCCACGTTGCAAACTGCAATTGACCCTCAGCAAGGGCTCTTATCGCGGCACTTGGATACGTTCCAGACGATACACCCAAGTATAGCCAATTATATAACGCGAACTGTTTTGTCATTTTGCGCAGGTATAGGTCACCCGCAGCGGTCAAGTAACTTGTGGGGATCCATGTGCTACCGTCGCTGGTTTCGGTCGTCTCCAAGACTCTTGTCGTTGCTCCCGTTGGCGGTCTTAGATACGTTTTGTACTGAATATTATTGTCGGAGGGATCTATGTATTCGCCAAGAAGATCCTCCTGCTCTATTGTCCACCCGCCAATAGTACCCTCTGCCCCATCAAACTTGACGTAAGTGAAATTGCCGTAGAGATCTCCACTATTCAGGAACAGCCCCTCAACCGCTCCTCCGCCCGTTAAGATGTCAAATATTTCGGGATCGGTATAAATGGACAAATCGGTAAGGAATTGGACGTACTTTGCCCCCAATCGTTGCGTATGCGATGAATCGGAGTAAATAAAGCACGCTATCGCAACGATTTTGTCTTTATCTTCAATTCCGTCCAACAGAGTCGCGATATCGACGCTGGCCGATGTTCGAGCCGACGTATACGAGTATCTTCCAAGCCACGATTGTTCATCTGTTCGATAGGTATACATTATTCGATAGTATGCAGCCGTTGACGTCGTAAAGGTTACTGAGGCTGGATAAAACGTGTTATCCCTCAAACGTAACGCGGCGTCAACGTCGCTGTCGAGCACCGGAATAACCGTTTCTCTTCCGATTTTTTTCTTTTCGAACACCACTCGTGCGCTATCGGCATACGTGGCTCCACTTGCGTCGGTATATGTTGCCGTTATAAGGAAATAACCAACATCTTTGGTCAAACCGTAAACAGTTCTTGTATCTCCATTTTGTCTATACAGCAAACCAGAAGTAGCCGAGATGGAAATATCGCAAAGACTTGTTACATCCGTCTGCATGTACCGCACAGTATAGGTTACATCCTGTTCTGGAAACGTGGAATACGTTCCGTCTGCGTCGGTTGGAATACCAACGATGTTAACGTTCGTGATAATTACAAGATTCTTAAAGTCATTAATTATACTACGAGCGCTGGAGCCGTTAATCGTACTGTCGCCACTCAACCAGAACTCACCGGTATCTAGATTCCAGAAATTCTTTCCTTCTTTATCGGTTAGAATACCCGCAATCATATTGTCTGCATGTATCGTCTGCGAATCGATAGCTGTACCCCAAACCCAGTCTGTATTTTCCGGATTTCGGTTTGAAGATATCTCAATACCCTGCGTTCCAATGCAGAGAGCGCCATATGTTGGGGAAGTCAGATCAAGATCCTCGAATAAAATCGCTCGAACATCCTGCGCTTCTGCCGATTCTTTTTGCAGTCGAAGCTTGGTTTTCTGCAAATCGAGCAACCCGGAAACCTTAGCTGCCATCACGTCGCCGCTACTGTTGATAGTGTTGCCAACCTTGGTGATGGTATTGTTGATCTTGTTGAAATAACTGATCGCAATTGCCCCTATTTTGACCGTTGAGATACAGTCTCGAACACAGTCCCATGTCAGCTCAACCACGCGAGCATCAGATGTAATGTTCAGCTTGGAATGTCTGCAATGTACGTTATCGCCAAGTGCGACTGATTCAAGAACCGCGTAATCTTTGTACTCTTCGGTTTTGGACAGGTCAACCATGTCAACAGTAATGGTTACTTTCGGCTTGTCAATGCCGTTCGTAAATTCAGCGTTTGCGGCAGCCGTTAATGCTGCACGAAGTTCTGCCAAAGTATCAAATACGTTCGCAGGATCGTCGTCCTCGTTTGCATCTTCGGCAAGTTTCAAGTTGTCGTACTTTATCTCTCTCGTATATACAATCGGATAGTTTGAGATAAGAGGCGAATCCACGTATGGTTGTGAGTCCGCTAATGTGTATCCGTTATACGCAATCGGATAAATACGCGTGACAACCTCGCTCATATCGATCTCTTCTTTGATTGATGTGAGGTTCTTTCCGTATACTATCTGTACGCCACGATCAACACCCGCATGTTCGTTGACGGTGATCGTGTAATTTCGATAGATAGGCTCTCCGCCCCATCGGTTAATAAACGAGTCGTCATCCGAACCGTTTATCGCTTCGATAAGGTTCTTTCTGACGTAGTTTGCGCTATGGGCCGTCGATATATCAGACACACCCGTATAGGAAGTTCCCGCCATAATCCAATTGAGAGCTTCCTGTCCGGTTTTGTTTGTTGGTCTGGAGTCGTTCAGCATCACATCGTGCGCCGAGTCAAAGAAAATGGGCATTGCCTCAGCCGTAACCGACGTATCCGATTTTGTAGTCTTGTAGATACGGTATAACTGATTTTTGCCCAAAAAAGTGGGGACCGAAAGCACGGCCCCCTCAACTATATATGTCCATTTTGTATCATCATCGATCGGGTGTTCAAGAGTTAGCTTCCAATCTCCCTTAAGCACAAACGACGCTGCGCATGAAATTGGCATGAGAACCATGTCACCGTTTCGAGTATAAATGGTATTTCCTGGTGAATATACCTGTATCATGTTCTACGTCTCCATCGAGGTCGTGTTACCAGAGTAAATCCATTGGTCACACTGACCGAATTGCTTCCGGGATTCAACCAAAGATCTTTGTAATCTCCGGTTACGGAAGTGTTTGACATGGTTCCGCCACTTCGGTATGCGATCATCAGATCCGTGTCTATATAGATTTTGGAAACGACCGACGCGGTCATTGTCTTGCCGTTTACCGTAAGGGTGCATTGACCTGAACCGGAAATCTCGTATAACGGATGCGACGGGTCGTAACTGTTTGTGTAATTGCTGGTTGGATTTTGTCCACTCTTCTTATATGCGTATCCTTCGCAGGTAAAAGTGACCTTAAACGCCCCAGCTATTTTGTGTATTCGCTCGACATCGGTTCCAACGGTGACCCGTTTGACTTTGTAGTACCAGTCGGCGTCATCGCTGAAACTAAGTGTGCGATCGGTGTCGTCATACAACCACGCCATGATTTCTCTGAACGTGGTGCCAAATGTGTCTTCTGTTGCTACGAACGAGAACGTAACTGATATATCTATATCTTCAACCGTTCCATCGTAGTAATGCAACTTACCGTCCCGTTTGGGTATGACGTATTCGGTCATTTTATCTACCGCTGATGGAATAGGGGGCCTGTATGAAATCTCAAGCCCCTTACTCTTTGCGGTATAGCCATTGTATGTCAATGTGTAATTTGTAATTGAACTCATGCTCCTACCGCCCTTAATTTTGCAAGCTGGTCCGTGTTGATGCGTTCGATAACACTGGATGTAAGGATGGATCCGATCGCCTTGCCATCCATGTTAACGTTTACAGACGAATACTGAACAGTCTCATCTTCCATCGCCGCCCTGGCAATAACAAACTTTGCAAGGCTGTCGAGGTCTGTTCTCAGTCCGTTAATGGCGTTGACCACAGATGTCTCGCCAGTTCCAGCGTTACTGAGCTGACTGATGGTTGCGTCAACGTTATCCATCGCGCCGTCAAGAGATACAGTCTTGTTGCCGAGAATATTATCAATTTCCTGGCTTCCATTTTGTATATCTGTCAGGTCGAGTACCGGTCTGATAGTTGGGTCGACTTTGTAGTCCTCGTCAAAGAGTTGGGCTATTTTGTCTTGAGCGTTGCCAACTGCGGTGATGGCTTGGTTACCCATATTAACAGCAGCGTCACGAACCCATTTGCTTCCATCTTTAATACCAAGAGCAAGGCCCTCCGGTACCGAATGACCTATTTCTTGCATTACTTTTGACGGTGAATTAACTCGCAAAAGAGCTTTCACCGTAGCTGGTAAATTGTCAGCCATTACCTGCGCCTGATACTGTATAGCCGAGATCTTGCTCGCAATACCGCTCAGGAAGCCCTCACTAACGGATGTGCCTGCTGAATACATACCCCAGTAAGCGTTACTTGCTCCATTCTTGGCTGCTGTGCCCAATCTATCGCCCGCGCTACTCGCCCCGCCTTCGTTATATAGTAATCCGTTTATGAACGATACAGCGTCCGTATTACCGTTAACATTGAAACCGTACGTATTAAGTAGGGCGACCATAGCATCGTTCGACAGATTAGAGCCGGCGATTTGAGCAAGAACTTCCGTCATGGTAATACCATTAGCAAAACTGGAACCGTTATAGTAACCTTTGTTTGCTGCCGCTTGACTAGCATCAAGATTGTTTGTCGACGCGTTGGCAACCTGTTTAGCTGCCGACGTGGCTTGACCTGATGAATTGAGCATCCCTTTGGCATACTCTTTTATCATGTTCCCGCCAGGAATTGACGAATCAACATCCATGCTGTCGAGCATGCGTTTCATCAGTACACCTGCCGTAGAGTTGAGGTCGGTGCTTCCGTTCATCAGACCGTTGACGATATCGTCCATGACACCATCGCCTGTGGACGTAAAGTCGAAGCTTCCGGCGCTGCCCATGAGCGAAGTCATGATCGAGTTCATCGCGTTGTTTGCGTCGCCTTCGCCACCAGCGATGCTAGCTAGGAAGGCCCCCATATAGTCGTTGCCGCCTTCGGCACCCGGGGTCGCAGCATCGATGTCGCCAAATATCTGGGCAAGAGAGTCTCCAAAACCACCAGCACCGCTAGTTATGCTGTTGAACAGATTCGTTGCGAAGTCGCCGCCAACCGTATCGGTAATACCGGATAGTGCCTGCTGAAGATTGTCTGTGTTGACTGCCGAGGACAGATCTATGCGCGTAACCTCTCCGGTCACGGAATCATAAATAGCTTCGCCAATTCGTTCTCCACCACTGGCTGCTGCTACGGTCGCTTCATTAACCGACTCCTCTATAACTTCCTTCGTCTTTCTTCCGGCAACGCCTTTACCCTCGGTTATTTTTCTTGCATAACCCTTGATTTGAGCCTCGGCTATTTCTTCACCACCAGAATGCGCCGCGGCTTTATCCTCGTCATAGTTAAGAAACATACTTCTTAACCACAGTCGAATGTTTTCTATGTTCGCTTTAGCGCTTTCGGTAATTTCGCCGAAACCAGGAAGAAGACCCATCCAATCGAGCAATTTTTGAGAAAAATCAAGGATCACCTCAAGCATTCCATCTACTAAGGCTAACGCTAAGTCATGCCCAATAACTCTCATTACCTGCGGAAGATCCCTTATTATGACGTCTTTTGAATCGAGGAAGTTCTCCATAGCATCAGCAAGCGCCGGTCCAATCAAAAGCAGAACACCAATTAAAGCCGCCGCTGCTATAGCCAGTGCGCCAAAGCTTATCGCCACTTTGGTTGTTGGGCCGGTGAAACCCTGCAATACAAAAGCACCCGCACCCAGCGCCAGCATAACGACAGCCAAACGACCAAGGTTTTCAAGCAAATCCGGCCATGCCATTTTGTCCATCTCTTGCAACACTGGCACGAGTACCGCCAATGCGATAGCTAATTCCAGTATGGCAAGCGTGCCAGTTCCCTCGTGTATAAACTGATTCGCTATGTATGCGATAGCAGCCAAGCCCGCTGCTAACAAGCCGAGAGATAATGCAACCACGCCGATCTTTTTACCATCAGCGAACACGGTTAATAACGTTAACGCTCCAGCAACGATCGCCAAGGCCGCACCCAATTCGATCATAGATACGGCAAAATCTTTCATGTCCCCTACGCCGCCGTAAGAAAATTCGGACATAAGGTACGCAATACCAGCCATTAAGCCTATGAACACCCCTATAACTGCGGTTGCACCGGCTAATTTGCCAATGTCGCCAAGACTCAGAATGCCAAGAGCCAACGCAATTAAGTCGATCGCCGGCGCTAAAATCAACATGGCGGCGGCAAATTTAACCACAGCAGTCGAGCCTTCGCTTGAGAATCGGGCAACAGCAATCGAGAGCGCCCCAACCACAGCGACCAAAGCACCCAACGCTATAGCGCCAGCAGCAAGACCTTTTATGTCGCAAAGACTTAGAATGGCGAGTGGAACTGCCATTAAGGTCATCGCTGTAGCAACGAGCACCAGCCCAGCCCCAACAGCAAGCATGTTTTTGGACGAGGTTTTTCCTTTGAGCGCGTCCCATGAAGATTTGTTGTTAAACAGCTTCATGATAAGACCAAGCCCAGCCAGCAGTCCAAGCACTACGCCGAGCCCTTGTTTTAACGTATCAAACTTCATGTGTCCGAACAAAGAAACATCCGCCGCCAGTATAGCAATAGCCGCTGACAACAACACCATTCCGGCACCTACGGATAACATGTTTTTACCTACGGATTTTCCTTTTTGTGCGTCTATTGTGTTGTTAAAGAGCTTAAGGGACAACCCAACCGCCGTTAAGGTAAGAGCAACACCGGCAAGACCAGGAACAAGGGTTTTCAAGAAATCCATATGTCCGAACAACGCGACTGCACCCGCGAGGATAATCAAAGATGTCGCAAGTCCAATAAGTCCGAGACCCGTGGAAACGCCAAACGAGCTGGTTTCTTCTTTGGTGGGAAGGCTTTTTAAAAACTTGCTAACCACAAAAAGCAAACCAACTATGGATAAGAGTCCTTGCGCTAATTTGCCAAAGTCCATTGTCGAAAAGATTTTGGCGGCACCGGCGAAAGCGAGCATAGAAACACCAATTCCGATTAAAACAGCAGCCATGCCATCTATTTTGTTCAATTCGAGTTTCTTTATTATGCCAGTAAACGCCAATATTCCAATTACACACCCAGCCAACGCCAGAAGAGCGTCGTCGAGTCTATCCGCTGGTATTTTACTTATAACGAAAAGGGACGAGGCCAGCAACAGTAAATCGATAGCGACCCCCTGTATCGTATCTAAAAGCGACGGCTTACCCGTGATGTTTTCAAAAAGATCTTTGATGCCGTCCGCGAGTTCTCCAATCGGATCAGACAAGGTTCCGAAAAATTTGCCGGCTTTCTTTAACGTTGTACCTAGTGAGAATATGGCTCTGCCAGTAAGTATCAATATCGCCGGTTTTATCAACTTCGTCAGATCAATTTTGCCTAGCTGATCTATTATGGTCGACAATAGCGATGTCTCAGATTTGACCGTACTAATCTCATTAGACAAGCCGGTTCCCACAGCAGACTCCACGGCATCGGTAATGCCTGTTTTTGAATCCGATCCAGAATCGGAAGACGAAAATAACGAGCCAATAAACGAACGTATGGAATTGAATAATCCAGCTATCGTGTTTTTTACGTGGTCGAAAACGCGCATCAAATTAGCAAATGCGTTCGCAAACGTCTCCTGTATAGACGAAGCGATACTATCTAACCACGAACCAGCAGCATTTAATGCCGGCCGAAGTGTGTCCCAAAGACCTCGACCAACCTTGACAATCCAATTGTATAAACCAACTATTTTGTCCAGAACAAAGCTTAATGCTGGTCCCACGTGACTCAAAGCATTGGCAAACCAACCCAATGCCGTGGTACCTTCCTCCACCGTATCTGTTCCGGTTTCTGACGCAAACGCGGTTAAACCGAATCCCGATGAACTAAACGCTGTCTTGAAGTATTCGACTACTTTCGACACGGCATCTTTTACAGCAGAAAATCCCGTCTTTATGTTCTCGATGCGATCTTCTATCCAACTAATTACCGAACTGAACGGCCCTTCTTTTAGCTGCTGGATGCCATTTTGAAACGTGCCTTTTATAAAATCAAGTACGCTATTAAATACCTGCCGAATTTTGCTTTCCTGTCCGAACAAGGACGATACAAAGTCGGTCGCCTTCGTTCGTAAAGCGTTGAACCGCTCCGATATAATCGAAAACACATTCGTTACCAGCGTAACGATATTTCCTTTGGAGTCAACAAATGCCTGTTTGATATCGCCAAAGAAACCGCGAACGGAGGAAATGGCGTTAGACACGGCTCCCGGAATAGACTTAAAGAACCCGACGATCGATGTGCCATGTTTAAACGAGCCGCCGGCTTCTATCAAAGCTTCGATCCATGCTGGACGCGTTAGTGTTTTGTCATCGTTTTTGGCAAATAGCGATTTAACATCCGAAAAGAAACCCTTTATGCCAGTCCAAGCATTGCCCGCCCATTTTGGAACATTGCTGAAGAACGTCATAAATGTTGTTTTAAGACTTGCGAATCGTTCAGCAAGGTTCTTTACAGTATCGGATTCCGCCCATTTATCTATGATGTCGGTAAAACCGGAGAAAATCTCACTAAAAGATTTGCCGTATTTTATACCATCTCGAACGCTGGTTATTAAACTGCCAAGCACGCCTCCGCCAACGGATAACGCAGAAGCTACGGATGATACGAATTTGCCGATTAAATCCCATACGGGAGACAGAACGTCAATAATACCGCCTATAGCCATGCGTATGATATCTAGGAAAGAAAACAGTCCCTTGAACGTTTCCTTCAGATTCGCTGCGGTCGTGTCACTAATGATGAATTCCTTCGATAAACGATAAAAGGCGGCGATGGCATTTTGTACGTTTTCGACCGTAATAGGAGGAAATATATCTCTAAACGCTTCTTTGACGGTGCCGATTATTTTGGAAAGGCCCGTAAACGCGTTCTTGAAACTCTTGATGATTAGCTCTCGATATGTGAAGCCTTCAGTCGACTCACCAAGATCGTCAATGGCTTTGGTTACGTTATTGTATTCCTGTTTGGCTGATCTAAGCACCGAGATTTCGTCTTGCGTTATGCCCAACGCGAGAAGCTCTTTGTCGGATAAATCAGACAACTTTAACCAATTTTGAAACTCGGCATCCGCCGCAGCAAGATTTGCCTCGGTTAGTTCCCACGTTCCGCCAGTAAGTCCGTGGAGAATATTAATGTACTTCTGTACGGTTGACGCGCTGTATCCGGCCTCAGTAAGAGCGGTTATACGGTTTTCACCAGTGCCATATTTATCGCTAAGTATTTCTCGCGTCAACGAATGCAGCGTTTCAAGATTCACCACCGTGTTTTTTAAGCCTTGCTGCGTATCGTTACTAGCAAACGCGGACAATACTTTTTCTGCTTGTTCGGCCTGATCGGTTATTTTGCCAAAGAAAGAGCTACTTTCGCTGTTTTTTATCGCTTCTCCGACCGAGTCACCAACTTCTTTCATCTGATTGGCGCGGTCGAATATCTCGTCGAGGAAAACAAACAAAGCACTCCGTTTGTAATCCGATTTTCCGCCAAGCACAGCGCTAAGAAACTCGTTCCTTGCCGTCGCGCCTTTGTCGATGAGATCACCAATAGCTTTGGAAATGCCAGTAAACAATTCTCTTGCTTGGTTGAAATCACCGAATAATATTTCGAACGTATTCGCCCAACCGGAACCAACGGCTTCTTTGAGCGTATCCATCAACTGTGTAAAAGTTTTTACATCTTGTGCGGCGGCGTACGCTCGCTTGCCAATATCTTCTGTTTCGTTCGCGTACAGTCCAAGAGTCTTTACCAGGACCTGTGTGGTGAGCCATTGATATTGTAAGTTATCGTTAAACCTGGTTGTGGCATTAAACGCTTCTGACACGGCGCCATTAGCGTTCGTTGTTAATGTATGATAATAACCATCCGCGTCTTTTGTTACCGTACCGAGTGCTAATGCTGTTTCCAGTAACTGTTGCTTAAACTCCAGAGTAGCCATATTGGCAACTTCGATGGATTTCCAGTCGATCAACTTTACATAACCTGTTGACAGCGCCTGTGCAAAGTTATACATCGCATGCGAAGCCTGCTGAGCGTTAGCACCAGACAGAGCCGCCTCGTTACTGATACCCTTAATAGCTGCAACGGCATCTTCCAACTTAACGCCGGCATTCGTGAACTTACCAATGCTAGACGTCATATCCGAAAACGAATAAATGGTCTTATCTGCATATTCGTTCAACTCGGCAAGATACTTATTGACCACTTCCAACGGTTCTTTTGTGCTTGCCATGATGGTCTGAACTGACCCCATTTTGAGCTCGTATTCTTTGAAGCCATCGGTGACCGGTCCGAACGTAACCGAGTTAATGATGTTTGTCGCCGAATTGATGATTTTTCGCTCAAGCTCCTGGATTCCGGTGGCCATGAGCAACGTTTTAACGTTGAAGTGGTTTGAAATGTTGTCCAGAGCATTAGCGAGCGGATCGAACGTTACAGAACCAATCGCTTTCGTGATTCCAGAGAAACCAGAAACTGCGCCGTCGAAGTTCAGCCCGGTCTTAAGCTTGCCTAGCGTGTTTAACGTGGTTTGCGCAGCCTGCTCAAACTGCTCATTCTCCAAACTAAATCGTAACTTATAATCTTCAACATTACTCATTTATTAGTCACCTCCCTCCAGATGTCTTCGCTAATTTTCTTAAATATCGGAGCCAATGCAGGATTGATATAGTCGATCCCTTCGATATATGTCCCGTTTGGCAAAGCATGTCCGTACTGTATTACCAGCGCAATCGGAACACCTTTATTTACGTTGCTATTGGACCATTCGATTACATACGAATTTTTTAACGCCCGAAGCGTATAGCTCCACGACGAAGCTGTTTTTCCCGTATCGACGGGAGTCGCCGCCATTAAAGCTTCGACCCCCTCTTGCGCATAAACAGCCAGATTATTGAGAAATATCTTTCTCTGAATCCTTTTCAGAAAATTTTCCGTGTTCGACAAGTCGCCAGAACTTTTAACTATGATCATAGGGCTTACCTCGTTTGAGATATTTGCTAGACACATGCCCCACCTTTCCGTCATAGCAAATCAGTAACCAGAAGTTATCGTTTACTTCGGTATAGTAACCGTAGCACCGAACCTTATCCCCCTCTTTGACGGTGAACATCACGTTATCCTCAGTAAGTTTTCCCGGGATATAACGAACATTCAATTCGTCAGCAGTAACCACATATTCACCAGCCATTTTGGAATCAAATTTGGTGGCTGGTCTGATTGACACATTCGTTTTCACCGGTTTCGCCGCTGGTGTTAACTTTTTGTTAACCAGAGCCTGAACCTCGTCGTAAGAAAGACCAAGCGATTCGATCTTACGCTTGCGTTCCTCTCCGGCGCCGTAAAGACCTTTGATTACGTTATCGGCAGCTTCTTCCACCGTAATATCTGGTGCCGTAACCGGAATTTCTTCATCCATGTCGTATTTTGGATGTGCAAATCCTCGAATGTATCCCCATCCGATTGGGATATTCCTTCTACCAACAGTGCCGCCATTCATGTTTCCTTCGATGGTGTGGATCCACGTATCGTCTACGTTCTCGACAATTCCGATATGATCCGAATACCCATAGTTGGGCTGCGTGGAATCGTCCCAGTTGAACACGATAATGTCGCCCTTTTTCGGAACGGAGCTCCCATCCTCGTTCCAAATACCCCCATTTTGAAATAATTTAACGTGCTCTTCTACGCCGCACTCAGTTCCGCAAATGAGATCGGTCGCATCAAGACTGATAAACACAGCGGAAACAAATGTATCGCAATAGTCATCAAAATATGTGACGCGATAGCCTCTTGCCAGAGGATAATGGCTGTTATACATATCGATGATCGGCTTGTGACTCAGATTTGATCTAGATAATCCGAGCCATGACTGACAAACTGCCAGAACGTCGTCGGGAGTAACCATAGATAACCCAGAAAACTCCTGAAAAAATTTTAAGGAGTTGTTTAGTCTGCTGTCTTTCTGACCCTCATTATCAGCCGGGGCTTCATAATATTCCAGCACCGTATCGGAAGCAACGGCAACGTTGTCAGTTGACGTGAGTACATTCCAGACGTGCGGAAAAGACTCCTTCATTTCAGCGACCAGAAATTCAAGCTGAGCAGTCAGATCTCCAATTGAAACGCCTTTGTTTTTTGCATAGGCGTACAGTTTCTTCTTTCTTCCTGGAACAGTCCACTGAGCAAGACCGTATCCGTACTGCTTTTCGGGCAACGGATGAAGAAACTCGTTTTCAGAAATAACGCCGCTGTCAACAGCTTTTGTATAACCTTCATCGTCATACGGAAGCATTCTTTCGAGAAGATCCTCCACGTTGTTCGGCTTAAGTCCTGACTCCGCCATGAGATTGCCCATTAAACCGGCAATCCCCTCTTTGGTCATTCCGGAGCGATATAGAAACTTCCAAATATATTTTGCGTTTGTCATGTTTACCTCCTTAATGTCTCATTTTTGCCGCGGCAGCTCTTCGCTTAGCATTAAGCTGACGATAGCGGTCTTTGGTTTCGCCCTTGGATTCCTTCTTCGGTGAATTCTCTTCGGAGCAAACCCGAAGCAACGTAAACAAGCGATTCAAGTGCCATTTTTCGCATTCAAGAGGTATGTTCATAGCAAACATCCAGCAGTATATCAACTCCGCTGTAATCACTCGTTTACGTCCACGCTTATTGTTCTTATCGTTGAACCATGTCGCGGTCATGGGCGCTTTGATGTATTCGTTTATTTTGTCCATTTCGGTTTGGGGAATACGACTCAGAACGGTTTCATCAAAGTTTTCGTCCAAGACCATGCAACGAATATAGTCTAGCGCTTGCTCGGCGGTCATGTGCTCCGTGGTAGAAAACGGAACACACCACTTAGCCTCCCATTTCGCGAGAGAGGCTAAGGAATGCTCCAAATGCAACGTGGTTTCGTCAAGGGCGTAGAAACAATTGCGTACCGGATCCCAGCCGTCATTGATCGCCGGGATAGTAATGGTTAACATATTTCAACCCCCGTTTGCATGTCAGCCCTCGATCGCTGCCATTTTGTTTTCTGTCGTAGTTTTGACTGAAGCCGGAACGACATTCAGGATAAAGTCATTAAGCGCCTGTTCGTTTGCGGTAACCTTTTTGTAAATTGCAGCAAACAGAGCTGTATAAACAAAGTTGTCTACAGCCTTCGGATCTTTGACAAGGCTGAGACCATCTTCAGACTTCACGCCATAAGAAGCAACGATGATATCCGTGATAAGTTCAAACGCTGCTTTGCGATCACCGGTGTCAAGCATCTTATTTATATAAACCTGCAAACCCTCAGGGTATTTTGTATCAAGTTTTGCGATGTCATACTCGTTGAGGTTGAAATAGCAGGTCTGTGTTCTGGTGTTATTATCGAAATCGGGATAAGTAATATCCATCTTAAGCATATGTGTATTCTCCTTTTCTGTTAAAACATTTTGTACATGAAATGCCCCCAGCAAACCTGTCTGGGAGTTCGCTGGGGGTGCCTAGTTGTATGGCCGAGTTGACCTGTGGTTAACGAGTTACGTTTTCAATATTCAGTTGTATTTTGTAAATCAAACACCAATCAGGACATCTTACTGATGACTTCATCGGGAAGGGGCAGTCTCGGTTCGTCCTGAGCAGTTCCATACAGAATGTCTTCAAGTTCCCCCAGCTTGGTTTCATCGGCTTCGGTAGAATCGATGATAATGATGGAAGTCGGCTTGTAATTGGCTACGTTAACCGGTGTGGTGTCGAATTCCCAGCTGAGCGTCATCGTTTCCGGAGAATCATTTACAGTGGAATAGTTTCTCTCAGAGGGTGATGCTGTTGCACCATAAATCAGATGCAGCTTGTAACCATGATCGTTTGCGTCAACGTCATTACCGATAAGTGTTCTGTAGCAGAAGCCGAACATCTTTCTGGACTGCTGACCGATCCGGGTACCGGTGGCGACTTCGGCTGTACCATCGCACTCGTCAAACTCCTTCGGAGAATAGAGCGCTTCAATTGTGCCGCCGAATGTCTCTGCTGATCTGATGGACAGGTATTTCATATTATCTGCATAAATGTCGGTCGGTTCTGCACCGGACGGGGTCTCCGTGACTGCTGTCAGACCATTCCATGCAACACCCGTGCCGTATTCGCCGTTGGCATTAGTCGGGTAAACAACACCATGGTCGATACCTGTTTCATAGAAGTGTTCGCCGGTTGTATCCCATACAAGTTTACTCATAGGTATTCCTCCTAGAAATATAATACAAAGTTGTAGTGATTGAGGTTATCGGATGTAAACGACCGGTTCAGTTTGCAACATGCGAATTTCATTGCCATCTTATCGACCAGATCGTTATCGGGATCTGGTGTTATGATGGTTACTGAATAGCATTTCGTAAACCGATAAGGAATGTTATCTGCGAATATCGTATCGCCGGTTGATAACGTGTACCTTATCGCCGGGTATTTCATCCGTACGGTTGGAGGCGGCTGGAAGTAAACGTTCTTACTCCCTAACACCTCTTCCAACTGTTCATGGAGAGCCAATCGTCTGTTCATTGTAAACTCCCCCTATATTCAGTATA